ACCAAAACTAATCCTTTTGGGACACGACCAATACTTTAACTTAGAAAGATTGCTTAACAGTAACCAAAGATACTTAGGACAGGAAGAGTACCAAGTTGGTGTAGGTTCTGAAAGAACTTTCCCGGGTACAAGAACTGGACTAGTACTTGCTACTTACCAAGGTATTCCAATTATTCCAGACGCTGACGTTGCTAAGTCTGTAGCTTCCGATGATACAGTGCTTGGTTCAAACGTTTACGTTTTGGATACTGATTACATTGAAATCGCTGTTGCTCAACCTACACAGTATGTAGAGAACAGAGATTACTTCGCAGCAAATGCACTAGTTGTTAGAGGATTACTCTACACTATGGCTGAAATGCGATGTAACAACATTTTTGTACAAGCAAAAATAGCTGACCTAAACTCATAAAGTTTAGTGATGATACATGTGGGGGGACTTCGGTCCCCCTACTAATTTATAAAAACTAGTATATTTTGTGGGGACTGACAAGTGGCCGAGAAGGACACACAAGTGAATTTAGCAGTTTATATGGAACGATTAGATTCTTATATTTCCAGTCAAAACGCCCTCAATGAAAACCTATCTAAAAACTTAGAAAAGGTTGAAACCAAAGTCGATGATATCTCTCAATGGCGTAGCAAAATGTACGGAGCAAAAAGTATACTAGCAGCCCTAGGGATACTAGTAGTACACACAACTGCCGTAATGGGTAGCTTTTTAGCTATCGTAACTTTTAATAAATAGGAGAATATATAAATGGCAAACGAAAGACATACAGATTACAGAGCGTGGGACATAGATAGTTCCACAAGACAATCTGTTCACCCGGCTAATAGATACGTAGCAATCTCAAATGCTGCAAGCACCACTGCTGAAGATGTATATTCAATAGTAGCTAATGGTGGAGAGAAAGCAGCAAACTGGGTAACAAACCCGGGAGTAGAGGGGTCAGATGTAACAATGTATACAGCAACTGGTTCTGCAGTATCTAGAAGTACAGCACAACAATCTGAAGGAGCTGCGTCACTACTAGTAAACCCAGCTAACTCTGCACTAGGAGAGGGGTTTTATTGGGAGTCTCCGACCATTCCTTTTAGTGTTCATGACCAATTCATATCAGTTCAATTGGAACATCGAGGAGCTTCTGCATCTGGAGCAGTTACACTAACCTTAAGAGATGCTGCCGGGACAACAATTCATGGCACATCGGGTACCGATAATTTAGCAACTTCATGGAGAAGACTGACAGCAACATACAGAGTTCCGGGAAGCACTGACCCAGCTAAATACAGATTATACCTACTAACAACTGCCCAACATAATATCAACTTCTATGCAGACAAAATTATGTTTGAGGTTAGAGAAGATACTACAGCAGTTTCTACTTATCTTGATGGAAACCAGACTGGTGGTGAAGGACCTTTATATGAATGGACAGGTGCTGCAAATGCATCAACTTCTATAAAGAAACCTTCATTAACAAGAATTAAAGGTTTCCAATTTAAAAATCAATCTGGAACAGCAGCTGATATTATTTATATAGCCTTTGACCAAACAGCAACTTCAGCTAATGGAATACCAATTTACGGGGGACAGGAACTAAATGTTGAAATGCCTCTAGACTTTAGAGGAAAGATTTCAATGATAGCGGCACAAAATACCCCAACACTTACCGGTGTAATCTGGGGAGTAGCCGAATAATATGACAACCCAAACTATAAAAACTGAGGTAGGAGAGATTCCTAATCCAGCAAATTGGTTAGAAAACAGTGATGACTGTGGGTGTGACGAGACTCCAACAGGGGAACCTAGTGTATTATTCCTAGAAAAAGCTGTTGATTCAGCTGACTCTGTAGATGGTAGAGTAACTATGAAAGTAATTACTTCTGCCTTAGATGAGTATAAAAGACTTCACAAAGCAGGTATAGCATCTCCAGCTGAGTTGCTAACCCTATCCAGAGCTTACCCAGATAATAAAGTTTACACTACAGCTTTAAAGAAAATGGATATAGCTGACGATGATAAATTAGTTATTGGTGGTCCAGCCTCTATTGAATTAGTTGATAGGGAAGGACACTTGATAACTACATCCGCATTAGCTAAAGCATTTGATAAATATATGGAAAACTTTAGGACTAGAAATGCTATGGTTTTACATTCTGATGTTCAAGTAGGCTGGGCTTTACCAGCGTATATAAGCAAAAGTGGGCAAATCTTTAAGTCAGGAGTGAGTGGGAATGGATTATTTTTTATAACTGAGTTACGGAATGACACAAAAATTTCAAAAAAGGTAGCGGAGCAAATACATAGCGGGAAGCTAAAAAGCTATAGTATTGCAGGAAGTGCTTTGAAGACACAGAATATTCAAAAGGGCTTACAAGATGTAATGCAGGTAGATGAACTTGAGCTTGCGGAGGTAACTGTTTGTGAAAAAGGAGTTAACCAAGGAGCATCATTTGACATAATAAAGTCAGGGGAAGCACACATAGGGACATGTATTGATGGAAGTTGTTTAGTAAAAGCGGATGAAGATGACGAAAGCGATGAAAAACAATTTACTAAAGAAGAAGTTAGTTACCAAGAAGCCACTGAGGGTCAGCAAAAACATGGGTTCAATTGTGGAACTTGTGACCATTTTTTAAAAGACAGTGGAGGATGTTCCCTAGTAACTGGTTCTATACAAGCTAATTACTGGTGTACAAAACACAGTGGAAATACACATGAAGGACCATCAGATGATGAGCCCGTACAAAAACAGGAGGTGAACTTAATTATGAAACAAGATGGAAATATTGATTTTACTAAATCATTTCTCGAGTATGTGAAAAAAGAAATGCCGCAAGATGGTATAGAAGCATTTCCGGTTTTGTATAATACTCAAGCACGACAAGAAGAGCACCATAGACTTCTAGATAGATATGGCTTTCCACAAGAAGTGGAACCAGAATTTGCTAGAAACACTCCTGTAATAGAAGACGACCCATCACCTATGGGACATAGTTATGTTCCTTGGGCAGTCAATGAAGCTGGTAGTAATTTAGGGAAACGTTTTTATGACGATGCTTTAACTAAACCTCAAATGGGTAAATACAAAAAAAGAGGTGTGGTGGAAGGAGGAAACTCTGATGAGACTCCTGCAGCTAAACTTAATACTACTGAAGGATTTAATAACCTGTTGACTGCTTTAGCGGCTGACAGAATTAAAGCCAGCAACACACAGGATTCTGGTGACATAGAAATAAAAATTTCTAAATCAGATGACTTCTTTAATTGGATGGCTCAAGATGCTAAACATATGTACAAATCAAACTGTCCATGTGAATTGTGTTTCCATAAATCTTCCGATTACAGAGGAACTATTGAAAGGTCGGCGGATTTTTTAGTCTAAAGGCTGTAGACAATCCCTTTGCGGTTGCTACGGCTCAAGCTAAAAAGATGGGATATACAATCTTTGAAGAGGGAACTCCCGGAGAAAAAAAGAGAGATAAAATAGCGGAAGCAATAAAAAGGAAAAAATAAAACAAACAGTATAATAATATAGATAGGAAAACTATCAATAAACTAGGAGGAATGAACAAATGGCATTAACAATAACAACACCAAGTGGAGCCCATGAGGGAGCTGCTATTTCTGGTGGGACTGCAAGTAAGTTCACTATTAAGAGAATACAATTTGATAGTTCTTACCCAACAGGTGGAGAATCACTAACAGCAGGAGACCTTGGTTTCACTGCAATACACGCAGTTATGATTGATACTGAAACTTCAGGTTACGTAGCTCAATACGACTACACTAATGAAAAAGTTGAAGTGTACGAAGCTGGAGCTGATGCGGCTGCATTAGACGAAGTAGCTAACACTACTAACTTATCTGCAGTTTACATTAGAGTTGTAGCATTCGGATTAGCATAAAAGCAAGGGAGCAGAAATTATGTTTGGTAAACTTAGACCACAGATATTTTTAGCCATTGTTGTATTAGGAATACTTTCATCTATTGGTGTTGTATACGAATACAATGAGATTGCTACTGGGTGTGTCGGGGGCATCATAGCCCTTGGCATGAAAGTTTTGGAGAGTGAGTAGTGGTAGCCGAAGAAACTTGCACTTGCACGGAATCAGGAGAATGTTCTTGCGAACCTTTCGAATGCTTCTGTGAGTGTGAATGCGAGGGGTGCTTAGAAATGGAATTTGATGGATGTCCCTGCGGTGGAAACTGCGGGTGCGGAACTTAGGAGAAAATAATGAACCCAATGAAAATAATAAGCTTAGGCTTAACATTCTACAATCTAAATAAAGGTTTAGCTGATGATGGTAAAAAGATTGTGGATGAAGGAATGGATATTATACAAGCAATTAGTATTGCCCTAAAAGATGGCAAGATAACTAATTCAGAGAAACATACCATAACAAAAGAGATAAAAGAGTTCTCTAAGGTTTCTATCAAAGCTATAGAAAAAATAACCATACCAGAATCAGACTAAAAGAATTATGACAAATTATTGGAGGTGGACAGCCCTTATTACATATGTGGTTATCTGCCTTTTTGATTTTGTAATAGTTCCATCTTATATTGGTTTAACTAGACCAGACCCAGCAGACTACTTAGAAAAGCTTTCAGAGCTAGACGACACAATGGTACGATTAGAGTACCTAAAGATAGCGTCACAAGGTGTCAATCGACACGAACCCTTCACTCTAACTAACGGGGGTATATTTCATATTGGCTTTGGAGCATTACTTACAGGCTCTGTGTTTGGAATGAAAACGGAGAATAAAAAACAATGAGTATAATAAAACAATGGTTTCCAATTTTACTAATATTATTTGGTGGGATTATGGCAGACTTATCTCGACATGGATTAGGCGAAGATATAATGACCATCCAGATAATATCTTGGACATCAGTAGTGGTAGGTGTTATAGGACTAGCACGTATCGTATGGTATAAAGTAAAAAAATAAATTAGGAGAGTTAGATGGATAAGAAAAAACTAGTAAAGCCTTTAGTGATTACCGCTTCAGCTATAGCAGGATTATTTGTTACAAAAGAAGCATTAGAGTATTATGTACTTAGAGGTCTTAGGATAGGGAAGTAAGATGGATATAAGTAAAATAAAGCTGCCTATAGGTATCATTGCAATAGTTCTGGCACAAGCCTTTGGAATCATATGGTATATGGCTCAGTTGGACAGTACTGTACAGGAGAATGTAAAGAACATCTCCGAGTTACAGGCTCAACACATGGAAGCAGCTAGGCGTGTTGCAGAGCTAACTGAGAAGGTTGATGAACAAATAGCCGAGCTAGAGAAGAAAGATGCTCTTATAGATAATGAGATGCGAACAATTATGGGTGACCACAATGGGTTTAACGATGTACTAAAGACCATTGGAATCAGTGGTTATGGTGACTCAAGAACTTATGGTGGGTACGACAACTATAAATAGCCCTCGCACCCATGACTATTATAGTCAAAAATAATATATATTACAAAGGAATTAGAGGTTACATAGTGAAGAAATTTGGCTCAATTACAATTGTAGTAAGTTTATTACATTTTATAGAAGACGCAATTCTAGTTGGGTTAGGTAGATATACGGAAATAAACTTTTTTACTTTACTAGTTGGAACGATAATTTTTGGGGCACTCTTAGCATGGTTAGCTAGAATGCCTAAAATAAAAAAATGGTTGGGGACGGACTAATGGACAATTTACAGTTTGCAATAAATATATTTAAAGATATTATATTAAAGGCGGAAGCTAAAAGAAGAGACCCAAAGAAGTGGTCTAGAATAAAAGCCTCAGTAAAAGCTGGAAGCAAGGGTGGAAGGGCTGGACAATGGTCTGCTCGTAAAGCTCAATTAGCTGTTCAGCGATATAAAAAGTCAGGTGGGAAGTACAAAGGGAAGAAATCTGGTAAGACTTCTTTATCAAGATGGACTAAACAAGACTGGGGAACTAAGTCTGGTAAGCCTAGTGTACAAGGAAAGAAGGCTACTGGAGAGAGGTATCTTCCTAAGAAAGCTAGGCAATCCTTATCCCCACAGGAGTATGGAGCTACTACAAGAGCTAAGAGGAAGGCAACAAAAAAAGGGAAGCAGGTCTCTGCTCAACCCAAAAAGATAGCAAGCAAGACCGCAAAGTATAGGAAAAAATAATGACTGATGAAGAACAAAGACTTATAGAAGTAGCTGAAAGAACTGGAATACAAGGGATATATATTGGCTTGAAGCAAATTTATCCTTTAGGTATAGACTACG